GTTCGTTCGAAGCTACCGAAACGATCTGGCAAGAGTAGGTCCCGCTCGAGGCCGTCGTGGCCGTGATGCTCGTGCCGACGTACGAAGTCGTGTTCGAAGTGATCGTTGCCGAGTTCAGGACGTTCGTCCCGTCATAGATTCGAACGAGGTGCGTGGCCGTCCCGCTTGCGACCTTGATGAAGGGCGCGCAGGTGATCGTCTGGACTTCGGAGACCGTCTTCGATCCCAGGGTAAAGACCTGACCGGCCGCCGAGGAGTCCCAGGAGAAGGCCCTCGCGCCTGAGCGTAGGTTCGCAGCCGTGGTCGTGATCGCCGGGTTCACGCCGGTCGCCGAGACGCCCTTGAGCCCAAGCTCCGCGCCCGGATTCGTCAGCCAATTCTGGTTCGCGTAGTAGGGAGCTTCTGCAGAAGTCGGCGGAGCGGACGCCAGGGCGGGCAGCGGCAGGGCTAGGAGTTGAATCAGAAGCCAGGTGATTGCGTTTTTCATGAGAATTTCGGGCTCCCGGAGTAGCGGATGAGCCTCGCGTCGCCGGCCGCTCCGCTGGTTTCACTCGAGGTCTTTCGGACGAGCTGGATGGCGAGCCAATCGCCGGCCGCTACGGAGACTGAGTTGATCTGGCCGCTTGAGTTCGTGAGATCCACGTCGCCCACGGCTTTCGTTCGGTTCGCGGTCCCTGAGACGGCGACCTGGGTGTTCGTCGACGCGTAGGAGTCGCCTGACGGCGCAGTTGAGGACATGTTCCCGGCGCCGGTCCTGACGAGGTAGGTCGTGGCCCGGAAGAGGACATTCCCGCTCGTCAGCGAGCAAAGGAACGCGAGCCCCTTCAAGAGGATCTGGGTGCCAGCGATGTACGTGTCAGGCACGCGGACAAACGCCCAGACCTCCTGTTCGTCGGTGACCGAGAAGTCGAGTACGCGGACGCCCCCGCCGAAGAGGGCCTCCGCAGGAGCGTTCGAGTCGGGAAGATCCCAAACGAAGCTTCCGGCTCCGCCGCCCCCCTCACCGATCTTCTGCCAGGTGATCGGGCTCTCATCCCTAAGGATGTAGAACTCCGCGGTGTCAACTTGGAGCGCGACCTTACCGACGTCCGAACTCGCGAAGTCGGTCGCCGCCAGGCGCGCCGTCGCGTTCGAGTAACTCCACTGGTAGATCTGGTGGATATCGCCTGTCGGTGCGTCTCGGTGAAATTGAGTCATCGATTTAGCTCAGTAGGTAGGCGTTTCCGCTCAGTGAATCCGTGTAGATGTAGCCCTGCAGGGCAGAGACGACGAACGAGGTATCGACCGCTCCGCCCGGGGGGCCGGTGGGACCTTGCGGACCCGTCGCACCAGGAGCGCCTTGATCGCCCGTAGCCCCAGTCGCGCCCGTTGGGCCGACGAGGGAGTCGAGCCATTCCTCCTCGGTGCCGACGAACCCGTTTGCGACCGCGATGTCATAGGCGCTTTGGCCGGCGAGTCCCGGGAGCGCGGCGTTGATGTCGTCGATCTGGTCCTGAAGGTCCTGGTCCGTATTGGCGGCATCGACCACGGCCTCCTCGATCGCGGTCTGGACGTTCACGGCGTCAATCGTTCCCGTGGGCGAGAAGCTGATCGCCGTAGCGCGGTGTGCGCCATCGGTGTCGTTGATATGGTCGTCTAGGGTAACGTCCGGGTTCGTGCCGCCCGATCGATTGAAAAGGCCGATGAGCCACGAGAGCCAGGTCTTATTGACGAGACCCGTGTTTTGATCGACCAATGGCGTTTTATAGGGAGGAGGTGAAAGAGTCGCCATCAGGCTACGCCCTCCTCGATATCCAGGTTGGCGCCAATCAGCGTCGTTTTCACCGGATCCGTGATCCTGACCTTGTAGACCCGATCGCGCGCGGCGCCGAGCCGCCTGAAGTTCACTCGCGTCCTGCGCTGGCCGATCGATCCGGCAGATGCCCAGCGCTCCGCAGACCAGGAGTGCCCGCCGTCATCGGACCACTGAAGTATGACCTGGGGATCCGTCCCCTGCCCGCTCCCGTCGATACCGACGCCCGTCTCCAAATCGAGTTGAAACCGAGAATGCGTCGCGTAGTTCCCGTCCTTCGAAATGTGGGGGCTGGTGCGCTCGCGCGCGATTGGATCGCCGTTGTCGGATTTCGTCTCGGGATCAAGCGCGTACAGGTTCCCGTTCTCGTAGTCACCCACGACGTTCGTCTCGTAGGCAAACGCATGGCAGTCCGCCCGGTGACGCTGGTCGACGCCGTTCGAGAGATAGGATCGCTCATGCCAAAGGCCGGTCGATACGTCGAACACCCAGGTGGTCGTGGCGCCCGGCAGGTTTAGGCAGTAGAACTGATGACCCGACTGCTCGTACGTCCAGGCCCGCGCGGCCGAGACATCGCCCAGGCCCTGAATGACGGTCTCGATCGCATGCGTGCTGATCCGCTCGGGCTTGTAGCCTTGCGCGCGGTAGACGATCCCGCGGCCAAGCTTCGTGCGGCCGAGCCAGTAGGGAACACCGCCCACGTCCTGAATCGAGAACGCAGCTGCGCAGCCGACGCCCATGAGGGCGCCCTGGATGCGCTCGAACGGGAAATCGGCATTGCCGGAGTCGTAGAACACTTCGGTCGTGTAATCGCCAAAGAGATAGGTCGCCTGCCCGTCGCTCACGAGACCGACGAGCCCGTCCGGGTTCCCCTCAGCGGACGCAATGTCGAGCGCATCGAAGGTCAGGGAGTCGAGGCCCGAGATCATGAAGTCCTCGGATCCCGGCACGACGAAAATGAAGTAGCCGTCTTGAAACGTGACCTGCGCCGCGCCCGGGAAATCCGGGTCCGTGATCTGAGCGAACGCGGCGGACGCCATCGTAAGCCCGTAGCCAAACGACCCATCGACGAGCATCAGCTGAATCCCGTTATCGGCCATCGACACGGGGCCTGAGTCCGTGTTCAGCGTTCCGAGTGAGGTCGCCTCCCAAAGGCTCGAGATGCTGTAGAGCGTGTTTCCGCCGACCGCATAGAGCGTGCCGTCGGATGCCGTGTGCGCTCCGCGGAGTGGCAACGTAGGAAGCGTCGTAAGAAGCCTGAGCCCCGGCGTCCCCACGAGAGATGCGACCTCCCGCTCCTTCCCCGTGCCGAGCTCGTCGATCTGCGGGTAAAGGTTCAAGCAGCGCTGGCAATCCACGTTCACCGATTCGAGCGTGTAGCTAGGGCCGATGAAGCCGGGGAAGCGCACTAGCGGTACCCCCCCGAGGAGATGTCATACCAGCCCCCTGCGCGCGAGCTCGTGGGGATGGCGTCACAGCGCAGATATGCGGGACGCTGATTGATACGCTTCAAGTTCTGCTTGGTCTCCTGAGCAAGAAGCCCGATGACATCTGGCACGGGACGCCCGTACTCAGGCGCAAGACGCACTGCCAGGTTGTAGATCAAGGCGTCCTCATACCCGTCTGGGAGCGACACGCTGGTATCAATCGTCGCAATCTGCGTCAGTGCGCGCCTCGTCCAGAGCAGGAGTGAGTCGGCGGACGATGGCACCGGCCACAGTGTGAGCGTCCTCTGCGGATAGCCCCCGTCGTCGAAATAGAATCCCGGGATACCCTCACTGCTTTTTGTTGCAATCGCCGCGTATTGCTCGGCCGAAAGCGGGACAAGAGGCGCATAGTCGGTCGTGCCCGAGCGGACAACCGCCTGCTCGATCGTCACCGGGCGTGTCGTGATGTCGCCCGAGATCCCGAGGGTCACCGTACTGTCACCTGCTACAAGCGTCAGCGGCGACTCAGCCGTGATCGCATGGACCATGAGTCCTTCCGTGGACCAGCTTGAGAGCAGGCGATTACCCTCAGCGAGACCGTCCGTGGCCTCTTCGGCGTCGAGCGACTCCCCGGTCGCCAACACCCCAATCTTCTTCAGCGCGGCAGTAACCCAATCCCGTCCCGTCATTTGGCACCCTCTGGTTTCACGGTGCGCGGCCGGCTGCCCTTCCGCTTGGGCTCATCTATGACGATGGGTTCGGCAGGCTTGGCCTGCGCTTCTGTGTGCTGAGATTCGGGGGGATCGACTCGAGCTGGAGTCGGCGGCACCTCGCCAAGCCACGCCTTCAAAAACTCGAAGTGACTCATGCGATTTGCTCCTTGGGCGCGGGAACCGAGAGGCGGCTCTTGAGCCACTTCCCGATGTGTCCGGGGTAAGGGCGATTGAAATCCCAATGGGTCAACGTGAGTTCCGGGTCGAGCCACACCTGGCCGCCAATCTCGCGCCAGTCGTCGCAAAAGGCCGTGTCCTCGCTGAAGAGATGGCCTTCCTTGAAAGGGTAATGAAAGAAGCACTCGAGCGTGCGCCCGAGATGCGTATGCGCCCGGGGCTTGGCCGCTTTCAGCTTCTCGAACACTTCGCGACTGATCGAGAGAAAGCCCGTGGGAAGCGCTCTCACCTCGAGAAGCCCGTTCTCATTCGCCCAGAGTGGACCCGTGTCCTTCCAAAGAATTGGGTACTGCTCGCATTCGATTTTGAAGCGGTAGGCGCCGCCCACGAGCGGCTCTTTCGCGTGCGCGATTTTCATCAGCGTGCCGACCTCAAAGGTCACGTCCGCATCGACAAAGACGAGCCGGTCATAACCCGACTTCATGAAGTCGTCGGCAAGCTGGTTCCTCCCCGCCGCAGGAACACCGCAAGCAGGGAGGAACACCACTTGAAGTTCGTCGCCCAGTGCATTGGCGACCTGCTGCTCTTGGAGCAAACAGGACACGAGATGCACCGGAACCTTCGCGTCGTAGACGGGAATAGCGACGAACACTTTCATGATTACGCCGAGCCCTTGATGAGACCCAGGTTAACGAGCGCCAGGCGGATCGCCGTGTTCTGCGCGATGATGGTCGCGAGAGCGTTGGCGATGATGGTCGAGTTGTAGGTGCCGGTCAGAGCGGCGACACCCGTGGACGAGTTGGCCGTGCCGCCCGACGAGTCGGTGATGACGGCCTGAGCGGAGCCCGAGGGCTGGACGATCGGGGTCGAGCCGTAAAAGCCGACGAGATCGGACGCGGACTGTCCTTCCTCAACGCCGCCCGAGGACTTCGCGCGGTGCAGGATCATGCTATCAGTAGCGGTATTCATCTGATTTTCCCTTTCGAGAGAGAGTGTGTGGGTTGAACGAAAGGGGGGCGACGACTCGAGCAGCGCCCTGAGCGCCGCCCCCGATCACGTTAGTTAGGCGGGCTGGCCGACCACTCGGCAGGCGAGCTCGGGATAGATGCACTTCCAGCCGCCGAGCCAGTCGATACGGGTGATCTGCCGGTAGTTCGTGATGTCGAACTGCTGGGTCATCGTGAGCGAGAGACCAGCGTCCTTATCGACCGCGCGAACCGCGTTCACGCCGCCATCCGGCAGCTCGAGGTCCACCGAGCCCAGAGCGAAGGCTTCCTTGAGGAAGACCATGTTCTGAGGCGCGACGATCGAGCCGTAAGCGCCGAGCGTCGAGGTGAACACCGAGATCGCGTCCGAAGCGGTCGGGAAGCGATTGATGTTCTGGTACTGGCCAGTGGTATACAGGCCCCGATCGAGCGTGATCGTGCCTTCGCCCGAGCTGTCCGACGCGAAGTCGGAGGCCAGGACGAACTGAGCGAGCTGACCCGTGCTCTGACGGGTCTGCGGGTGAACGGCGTACACGTTCGCGAACGAGATCACGTCGCCCGCCTTCAAGCGGTTCGACGCGGCCGCAGTCCACGCCTGAGTGACAACCGTGGTCGCGCCCTGAGTGGCGACCGTGGTCTTCACCGTCGGAGTACCGCCGAGGGCGCCGATCGTGTGCTTCGGAACGCTGGCGCTCGATGCGAACTTACAGCCCGCGGCCATACCCATCATGCCCTTCTCGTACTGATCCTTGATCTGTTCCGAAGACTGGAACAGACCCTTGAGACCCTCGACGAGCTCAGCCTGAACGAGCGGGTCGACGATGGCCTGAGCCATCTTCGCCGGAGCTCCGAGGAGCTCCATCTTGGCCTTAGCCTGAACGAAACCCTTCAGCGTCGACGGCAGGGCGGACGCGGAAGGCACGCCGACCGCAGAATAGACCTGCTTGTACATCGCGGAGAAGAATTCGGAGTCGATCTTGTGGGCCAGAGCGATCATCGCAGGTTCGATGTAACGGTCCTTGAACTCGTCGATCGAGAGCGTGCGGTCGTCCTGCGAGAACGCCATGCCGACGTGGTACTGCTTGTCCACGGCGAGGGCGACCGACTGATCGACGCTGTCCTGAATGGTCAGCGTGCGACCCGTGGTCACTTCATAGCGCGAGGGCTTGCGGATATTAAAGTTAGAGCCGATCTTGGCGCCCTTCTTCGCGAACTCGTCCGAGTACTCGCGGCTCGCGCCGCGGGTGAAGACGAGGTTCGACTTGAGCGACATCAGACACTCTTTCGCGATGACATCATTGGTTAACAGAGAATTTCCGGCCATTTCCTACTCCTTTAGGAAAGCAGAACGGTTCACCAGGAGGCGGCCCGCTGCTTCATTTGCTTGCGCCGAAGGGCCTCGTATTCGGCTTGAGTGAGGCTCGGGTCATCGATCGACTTTGCGACCGCGCCCTTCCCCCCCCCAACCGGAGCGATGGGCTTCGGAGTAAGCGTTTGTTTTTTGGGTTCTGGCTTCTGTTCTTCCTTGGCCTTAGAAGCAGCGATCCTGGACTCAAACGCTCCGAGTGCGCGAGCAGCAGCGAGAGGCGAAAGCGCGTTGATGCGCTCGAACTCCGCCCGGTTCTTCGCCAGCTCATAAATGAGTTCAGCACTGTTATCCGACTGGAGGACAGCTTCTCGAAGAGCCGGCGAGACCACGATGTCACTCGCGGCCTCGACTACCTCTTCAAAGTCATCCACTTTCTTGGCGAAGGCCTGCACACGTTCAATGTGCGCTTGGGCAAGCTTCTGCTGCGCGGTCTGCAGCTCGGTCTCACGGGCCTTGGCCTCTCGGGCCTTGTCCCGCTGCTCGAGCTTCCAATCGGTCAGTGCCTCGACGTACTCTTCGTGCGTCTCGTACTGATCCGGCTTGGGCTTCCCTTGAGCGTCTTGCTTCGGCTTCTCATCTTTCGGAGCGTCTTTCTGTGTCTCGCCTGCGCCTTCGAGAGCCCTACGCTTCCAGTATTCCGCTTCCTTCTGAGCCGCGCGTTCCCGTGCGTTCAGTTTGTCGATTCGCCTTTGCCAGCCACTCTTGCGCTTCGGCTTGCCTTCCTTCGCCTCTTCATCCGCGTCAGCGGCCTCACCCGATTCCTCGGACTCGTCCCCTTCGGCGTCGTCGGTGTCCGTTTCTTCCTTGGCCTGGGTTTCCGAGATCTCCGAGTCCTCGGACGTCTTTTGCTCAGCGGTTGTATCCGCGAGCGCGGAGAGAGCTTCTTTCGACTCGTCGACCTTGACCGGTTCGGCTTTTAGTTCGGCGGGGCGATTCGAAGTAACAACGATGGTCATGGGGTTGATTCCTCATCCATGGGTAAGCCCGGTGGTTGATCCCCGCCGGTAGGGGCCGCCATCCCTTCGCCGCCTTGAGCGCCCGGGGCGCCAGCGGGAGAGGGCATTGCGGATTCATTGGGCGCTGTCGTCGGCTGAGGCGCGGCCATTTCCTGGGATTCGTCGTCGATCGGTACGCTGTAGTTCAGAAGCGCGAGTCGACCTTCGATCTGAGCGATCTCCTGGCGAAGGAGTTCGATCGACTCCTGGGAGCCCAGCTTCGCCATCGCAATCTCGAGATCCGCCTGAATCTTGGCCATCTCGATCCGCTCTTTCGATTCGAGCTCAATCCGTTTTTGATCGCGCTCGTCGTGGAGCGAGTGAAGCTCCTTGGTCATCGCGTCGATCATTTGGCCCATCTGAGCCATTTGAGCCTGCACTTGAGGCGGAAGTGGCTTCTTGTCCTTCGGATCGTCAGCAAGCCCCGGAGGCAGCGTCTTTTTGATTCGCTCAGCGAGTTCGGAGGCTCCGGGTACGTCGAGCGTCTTCAGAACCAAGTCCGGGGCGGCCTGACCGATGACGGGCATGGACTTCGAGAGTTCAAGCATCGCATCACCCGCCTCTTGGCGGCGAGTCGCGTAACTGGGGCCCGTGTCCATGGTCACGTCGTACTGACCGACGCCCATATCGTAGAAGACTTCCTCGCCCTTGTGCTTGAACTGCTCGTTGATGCGGACGACTTCCGTCTCCCCGTCCTCCCCCAAGATCCGAACGGCTCGCGCGGTATTGTAGACATGGGGGATGAGATCCACATGAATTCGGCCCTCATGGCGGATCGTGCGGTTCAGGTTGTCGGTGAAGTGGAAGTTACTCGTCTGCGCCTGCTGATTTCGGCGCTGAATGGCGATTCCCGAAGTTTCGTTCGATTTCGCACCTAGGGAGGCGTCATAGATGCCAAGCGTTTGCTTAATCTCGTCGGCAGCAAGCATCGAGGCTTGCGTGATCGCCTGGACATTGGCCTCGGTGCTCTGCCGCTGCGGCATGGGGACGTCAGGCCTGGCATTGTACGGGAGATAAGAGTGATTCTTCCGGTTCGCGGTCGACCAAATGGCCTCGTAGCCTTCGATCGACTTGGCGTCGGCGACGTAAGGGGACTTCGGAGCGAGGGTGATCGCCTCGGTCTCGGACGACTTCCAAAAGTTGTACATCCGCGCCGGATCCTTGGCGTGGCGGATGAGAGACTCACGCACAAGCTTGCCGTCGACGACGAGCTCCGCGCCGTAGACCGGAAGAATCGGGATCCATTTTCCCGGCCAATTCGTCTTAGAAAGAATCTCGGTGCCGTTGAGCTTGCACCATTTGACCGAGGGAATGCGCGCCTTCCGGTCATCGATGATCGTGACCGTGGGCGCTGGATCGCCGATTGCCATGCCGTCCTCGTCGACGGGCTGGGCGACTGCGTTTTTCACGAACTCCTGGGCCTCGGCCATCTCCATGACCTGTCCATCTGAGAGGAGCGCGAGATGTTTCGTCGTGTATTCCTTGTAGAAATACTCGGCGACGAGAACGCTTTCGCGGTCGAGCCAATCAGGAGCCTGCGCGCACTCGATATCCCAGTCGCTTGCATTTGCGAGCCGGGACTCGCCGTATTCCGCGCGGTAGCGGTCCTTCGTCATCCACTCGTAGATGAAGCCCCACTCCATGTCCGAGCCGTCGGGCTCCTGATGATCTGGGTCGAGGAGTACCGTGTTTGGATCGCGAATCCGCTTGACCCGGATCTCTTGATTGAAGGAACTCTCGTCCACATACTCGGTGACGACGCGGTAATAGCCGTAGCTCCGGCGCACAGCATTCTCAAAGGCCGTGTCTCGTGCGGTATCGGCGTTAGAAGACACCTCAATGTGCTTGATCAGGCCCTGGTAGATTTTGGCCGTCTTCGGGTCAGACTTATCGTCGACACCGTGAACCTTGATCGATGGCCGGTTCTGGCGCTGGTCGTTCGTGACCTGCTGCTCGAACTGCGGCATCTTGTTGATCGTGAGGCAGGGGCGACCATCAGCCTGTCTTGAGGTCTTGATATCCGCCGGCCATTGATCGCCGGCACGGAAACGACAGTCCTCATCGCCGAGCTTGCGATTTTCCTTTTCAGCCTCTTCGGCGAGCTCGAAACGCGCCTTGGCCTCCTCGAGAAGCTTCTCGTCGGCCTTATCCGCGTCTTCGCCGTCGCCCTCGCCGAGCGCGGTCTCGGGATCATTGCCCGAATCGTAAGAGTCGTCCGCCACGGTTCCATGCTGAGGCGTCGGCAGGTTTACTCTACGTAAACACGCTGTTTAGACGGTGTTTAATCGAGGGGGCCCTTCTAGCCCATCCACCCCGAACTCGAGCCATGAAAGCTCTCGACGTGAAGCTTAGGCGGCTGTTTCTTGGCCGTCTGAATGAGCGCCAAGATATAGGCGCTGGCGAAGTCAGGCGATCGCCCGATGCGAGCGACAATGTCGTCCCTGGATTCGACCTTGATCGTCTTCCCGGAGAGCTTCCACTTGGGTGCGCAGAGATCGGCTTTGAGCTGAGAGTCGTTCGGGAGCGCAATCCCCGTGTTATTGGCGGGGTCAAGCGCCTCGCGAAACTTCCACCAGAGCTCGGATCTCAGGTTAAAGAACGTGAGCATGCCCGACTTATCCGTCGCATGGGATGTTTCACTGACGTTGATGCCCAAGACGTGCTGGCCCGCGTCCTTCAGGAAATCATAGGGCGAAGCCCCCACGCCAATCACGTCGATATGGATCGGAGCCTTGTCACGAGCGGCTGCGATCGTAAGTCCCGCCGTCGCAGGTCCATCCGGCGTCTGAGCCCCTGGGTACGAAAGCACCTCGTCAAACCACATGCCGTGCCTGCGCGCGATGACAGTCTTGTCCTTCCCGCCGCGGGCGACGTCAACGCCCAGGCTATCCATGGGATCAAGCTTCAAAGGCTTCATCCAGCGCTTCATAGCGTCTTCGACCCAGGCGGTCGGGATCACCTGGAAGGGGTCTTCCATAATGCCGGCGTGGAAGTCGCCATTGAGCATCTGAGACCGGAGCGGCTCAGGCAAGGCCTGAAGCGTATTCATGTAGCCCGTACCCATGAGGTAAGGGTTGTCAGTGACTCTAGACGGGATAAACGTGCGCGAGAGCGGCTGGATCGTCTCGCCCTGGTGCATGAAGGGCGCGCCTGACTCGCATTCGACATCCTTCCCGTCGATCGTGGCGAAGTAACGGAGTTCACCTGGCAAAGCCGGATTCGGGTGCTTCTTATTGAGCCACGGGGCAAAGAACGAAATCACCCACAGGCCCTCGCTTGAGGTCGGCGGGTTGAACGTGAAAAGAGCCTGGCACCGCTGACCGGGCTCCGTCGTTCGAAGCCAGCCCAAGAGAAAGCGCACTTGGGCTGCCAGAAAGTTTGCCGCCTCATCGAACACGAGAAGATCATGCGGGCGGCCCTGGTACGCGGCCTCATCGCCCAGGTGCGGGACCGAGCCGAACTCGATCTGCCGGCCCTTCATGCGCCAGATCTTCTGCTGGCCGTTATAGCCGTCGCGGGTACCGAGAAGTTTCGTCAGGCGATCGATCACGCCTACGAGCTGCGTCGCCTCGCGCCTCAGGATCATGATGTTTCGGTGACACCTAAGTGCCTTCCCGCACGCGAGATCGGTCTTCCCACCGCCGGCCGCACCACCGTAACCGATGATGTCGGCCTGGCTCTCAAAGGCCATCGTCTGCGGGCCTGGGAGCGGGCTCCAAAGCGCCTTCATACGCTCGTCCTCTTCCAGGAGCATAAGAAGCTCGATTTCCTCGTCGCGGGTCATGGCGTGAAAAGCGCCCCCCAAGCGAGCCCCATGCATAGCCCGATCATGAGGCCCCAAAGGAAGTACCAGTCCTCAAGGTCACCCATTCTTAGTCGCTCGCTTGGCCAGTAGGGCCGCGATGCGCGCCTGGCGCTGCTCATCCGTGAGTTCCGTCACGTCCTTGGTTTCAATGGGCTTGCCGTCCCGGCCTGAGAGTTCAAGCTGTTCGGGAGCGATCCCCAGGATCTTCGTAAGCGAGTCGAGTGCGGACTTTCGTTGGGCGAACTCGATCTCTTTCGTGAAGCCAACGACTGTTTTACCGCCGTCGTCGCCATCCTCGCCTCCGCTTGGGACCGCGTGCTCGAACACCTTCACCTTCACGACCGCGTCGCGAATGTCGTCGGGCATCTCTTTGACCGGCCGAAGCTGGCCGATCTCGTCGTAAGCGTCCGACATGTCGTAGAACGCGAGCCGCGTGTAGCCCTGAATCACGCGCTCCCGGGAGAAGCCCAAGTCCTTCAGTGTGCGCTCAGAGAGCTCCGCGATGCGCGATGAAACTTGAGAATTCTTGAGCAATTCGTGCCCGTATCGCGAATGGCTCTCGGGCTTGTTTCCGAAGCCAGCCTCACGCGCGGCGCGAGTCGCGTTGAAGTGGGTCGAGTAGTACTGGCAGAAGCGCTCCTGCTTCGGGGTGAGCTTCCGCTCCCGTTTGGGCTTCTCGGAGTCGGACATCCCACTCAGGCTACGCTTGCCGCCTGTTTAGACTACGTAAACGGCATGTTTACTTATTTTTTAGGAGAGGTTTATCTATACTCTCACCATGAGAGAGAAGCTTTCGCTGGAAGGAATCCTCGCGGACTTCACGATGAAGGACGCAGGGATGTTGGGCCCGAAAGGGCGTCAGGCGGTGACCATTTGGCTCACCCCGGAAGATCACGCTCGGTACGAGCGGCTTCAGAGCATGAGTAAGAAGCGGTTCAGCAAGAAGGCGCGTGAAGCCCTTCTCGCGCTGATCGACTTGGCTGAGGCCCGGGCGTCGTAGTAAGTTCTCAGCGCGGCGGGAAGCCGACTGGTGAAGGTCGCTGAGTGAAAACTCAGTGCTCGGGTTCGATTCCTGGCCCGCCGCACCTACTCTTCAGCGCCGGTTGAGAGCCTTTAATATCTCCTCTCGGCTGAGAAATACCTCACGAACAGCCCAGCCTACGGCAAGGTCGCTGGCTACGGCATCCTTCGCTTCCTTTTCGGACGGGGCATAGACCTGACGGTCCTCGATAACGCCGTGGGGACCGACTACTAGGACATAGAATTTAGTCATAAAGACTCCTTACCCTTGTACTTTCGAGTATTAAACTAATATTGTTTAATACTCCGGTCTCTTGCGGTTCTCGTCGTAGGCGCGCTCCAAAGCCGCCTGAGCACTCTGGCGCCGATCTCGCTTTTCTGTCTCCTCCCAACAGGAGTCGCAGAGATACGAGGTTTCACGTAATGAGATGAGTTTGTTGAAATAAGGCCGCGTCGGCCCTGGTTTACGGCACGACCAGCAGCCTGAAGACTGCTTCGTAGCTTGATCCTGAAGCTGAAGGAGTCCAAGCCCCAACAACTCGGGTGGAAAAACCATCTTACTCCCCCTTCGGCATCGGAGCCTTGAACACCAGCGCCCGCATATCCTGCAGATGCGACTGAGTCGCCTGCAGCTGAAGCTCGAGCGCGCCCGTGGACTTCAGCAGCCCTGACTCGGCCAGCCCGTCTTTCAGGGCAGTGAGAACGCCATGAAACTCATCCCTTGGGAAAAAGGCGCTGGGTTCTGAGACCCAGGATCCCTCGTTCTGGGGCTCCGAGAGCTCGACGGTGACTTTCCATTGGCGCCGCTTTCGCGTCTGCAAGTCGTAGCGGAAGACATAGATCTCCCATCCTAGGCGATGGAACGAGCGGTGGAACCTAAATCTCAGCATCTTACTCCCCCTCCCCGGGGGCTTGAGTGCGAGGGACAATCGTCTCCGTCAGCACGGGTCGCGCAGCCGTTCCCTGCCAAATCTCCAAGGCCCCTGGCCCATAGGCAGCCCAAAGCTTCTTCACAATCGGCCAGCGATCGTTCGCAAAGCCCTTGGCTTCGACCCAGAAGGTCTCGCCGGTGCGGACGTCCAGGCACTTGAAGTCGGCGATGTACTTGATCCGGGCGTCCGACAGAAGCAGGTGATCCTCGGCCTTCAGGAGTTCGAGCTCGCCTGCTTTCTGTCTGAGCAACAGGAGGGCGCAGACCGAGATCTCGAGTTGGGAGCGGTGCGAGTGCCCGAGCGAGCACTTGCCGCGCCGGTTGCCGTGCTTCTCTTTCGTGCGGCCGAAGCGGTTCCAGGTCATGGCGTCGTCTCCTGAAACATCTCGACCTGCTCGGGCTCCTTCGCCTTCTCCTCGGCGTCGATCATGGCCTCAAACCGCGCTGCCTGAAGGCGCTTCTCCGCGATCTCGACGTACTCGGCCTCGCGTTCGATGCCCAGGAACCGGAAGCCTTCGAGAAGAGCCGCGACGCCTGTGCTCCCCGAGCCCGTGAATGGATCGAGCACCAGCCCACCAGAAGGAGTGATCAGGCGGCAGAGGTAGCGCATGAGGCGCACCGGCTTGACCGTTGGGTGATTCGACTTCGATCCGTCATCGAGCTTGCGTTCAGAAGGACTGACCTTCGCGACGTAGAAGAAGCGAGATGCGCCGCCCTCATTCGCGGCTTGGTTCACGACAGCGCCGGAAGCGCCGCCATGGTAACCCATCCTGCCCATCACGCCGTTCTTGGCGCCGGTTTTCAGCGTCCCGCTCTGCTCGTCGAGCGCGGCTGCGGCCCCTTCATCCAGGATTAAATTGCTAGGAAACCTGCCCTTGGTGTTTTCCCAAGGGATATGGACCTTCTCGATCTCGCCTGATTGATCGGCAAATTTTCCGCCGTTCAACTTCCTGCCTCCGATCGTGGTCTTGATTGGTTCGCCAGCGATACGTGTCGCGTCGATGTTCAGCCCGCCCGTCCCGTGCTTGAGGACGTTTGAAGCGACGGTGCCTTCGATCGGCTTCCGCGCCAGCGTCCAGAACTCGCACGCGGGCTTGAGGGCGGTGCCCCAGCCTTGCCACTGTTTCGCGGCGGGAGTCGCGGGGGCGGTGATGCGCTCGCGCGAGGAATCCGTCGGTGTGCCATAGGCATTGTTGCCGTCGGTGCGTCCCTTATTCGCGAATGGGCTCGGCCCGAGGTCGGCGCGCTTCGCGCCCGCAGCTTTGTCTATCGCTTTGTCTATCGCCATGCTTTTCGGAAATCCGGATCCGTAGAGCCAGGTGATCACGTCGCGGATCTCAAAACCCGCGTCCTCGATGTTCACGACCATCCGGTGCTGCGTGCGCGTCCCGCAGGCGATCAGCGCGTGACCGCCGGGCTTCAGGACCCGGAGCACCTCGCGCCAGACTTCGACGCTCGGAACGTCGTAGTCCCATTTCTTCCCCATGAAGCTCAGACCGTACGGTGGATCGCTCACGACCGCGTCCACCGAGTTCGCTTCCAGTTTCTTCAGCTGCTCGAGGCAGTCGCCGTGGAGGATCATCCTTGCCTCGCCTTCGCGGTCGCTTCCCAATCGGTGCGGCCAAAGAATTGTTTACAGTCGTGGCACCACATGTGTCGGACGAGCTCCTTCTGCTCATGGCCCAGGCGGTCATGGTAGGTCTCCCAGCGGAAGGTCAGCTGCTCGGCCTTCTTGTGCTCGCAGGCGCCCTTCATGCGATCCCCCGGTAGCCTTCAATCGAGATCAACGGGATCCGAGGAGACTGGCGCATTCCCGCCGCGCAGCGACATCGGTAGGGATACTCGTTCCCCCCCTCGCCGGTCAGCCAATGAAGCCCACGGTCCTCGCACCGTCCGCATTGCTCGACGGTCGCCAGCTTCTGAATCCCTTTTCGAAAGCTCGAGAACGTTTCGTCCGGGACGTTCCCCTCGATCCGATCCGAGATCGTCTTGCAGATGCTGCCGATGATGTCCGCGTCAAAGAGAGCGCGCATGGCGGTCTCGGTCTCGCGCTTGTTTTTCACCCGGTCCTGCTCAGCCTGGTACTCGCGGTCTTTGGCCATGGCCTCCCGGATCGCTGGGATCAACGGAGCGTGCGTAGCTTCGCCCAGGAAGCGATCGACGAGGCCCGACCATGTCTGAGGGCTCATGTGCTGGACTTCGCGCCATATGAGGGCAATGCGCGCGTCTGAATAGGCACTCCTCCACTGCTCGCGGAGTCGATTCATGTGGGTTTGGAATTCGGGGTGCGTCACGTGGCCGATTCCTTGCCGAAGACGACGTCCCAGTTCACCCCGTCGCCCGAGACGGTTTTCGTTCCCACGTCGTCAGCGACCCAATCCCGCCACTCGCCCGCGAAGGTCGAGAAGTGCTTGATGAACCCCCGGCGGACCTCGTCGTCTTCGGCATATCGAGCGATCGCTACGAGGAGGGCGTCGTAGGCCTCTTGGGTCTTGATCTGGGCTCGAAGGATTTTCATCCCGCGAGACTTCCCTTTCTTCAGGGGGTACTTCCGGTAAGCCGCCTCAAGGTCGAAACGCGGCGCACGCGCGTCAGCGTGTGCAGTATTTTCTCTTTCTTCTTCCCTTCTTTCTTTCTTACCTTCTTCACTAAGTCCCACTTGGTTACTACTTGGTTCATACTTGGATCCTACTTCGTGCGCAGTCGGCGCGAGCGCATAGTCGTCAGTGGCCTGGTAAACCTCCCAATTACATATGGTTGCTATAGTTCCCCGTGAGCACGTTTCGAGCACGATACGCTGAGTGTCATGCAGGTAATGGAGCCACTTAGAAATAGTTCTCTGGGAGCATTCCCACTTGTCGGCGAACTCCTTGATACCGAAGACGCAGGAGCCAGGCTTTAGGATGCGCTGTTTCCCGTTCCAAATGATCTGGGTTTCCTTCCACACAGCCATGTGCAGCAACGCGTGCCAGATCCCCCAAAGATAAATATTTTGAAAAAGGTCCTTCTCCAGCGTGATCCGCCAGATCTTGAACCAACCCCCAGTATGTCTCGCCACGTCCTACTCCCCTATTCCCCTCTTCAGTCACGCACCGTCTCGGCCGGATGAATTTTATTTAATCCCCCCCTCTTCCACGCGATCTCGTTCAGCCCCCGCCGAATGAACTTCAGTCGCCGCGAGACGCCACTCTGTGGGTAGAGGAGCGTGCCGTCCCCGTTGCCCCCTTCTGAGTACTGACCGCCCGGCTGAAGGGCCGTGGGCATGCGCTGGGTCGTATTGAAGTACAGGAGCCCGGTCGCACCGAGGGCCGCAGCCTCCGTC